CCGCTAGCGACTGCCGGTGGGGCCACTTCGTCCAAATCAGTCAAAAACGCATCTTTCAGCCCCATCATGGCGCCGGCAACGTTGTTCAAGTGACTTGCTGTGTTGGGGAGTGCCCGGCTGAAGCCCGTGATCGCGTTACCTGCGGCGCCGGCCAGGCCAGGCATCGTGCCCAACACTTGAGCCATAAATTCCAGCACTTGGTTGAACGAGAGGCTGTGTTCTTCATTTGCTGCTTTTGCCACCGCGGTTTCTGCGCTAGCCATGCCAAGAAGGGCGCCGGCCACTCTGTCGAGGTTCGCTACGAGGCCGGCCGCGGCGGCGCCTGGCATGCCCATCACGAGGCTGCCGCCGGCCACAGTGGCGGCTCTGGCCAGTTCCAAAGCATATTTATTTTGCGATTCTGCCAGCTTATCTACCTCTTCCCGTGTTTTGGCGGCCTGTTCTGCATCTCCCATGAGCATTTGTCCAAAAGCTATGTTTTTCATTACTTCCACGCTAAAATATTTCAGTAAGGCCTCGCCAATTTTTACCAAGACTACCAAAAACACCGTCATAACTTTAGCCAAATTCTTAATCAATACTTCATTTTCTTTAACCCACTTGGTGATGGCCTTAAAGACTGTAAGAAAGTCTGTCGTCATCTTCGGTGCGGCCCTTAAAAATGGCATCAAAGCCTCCTTAACAAACATCGTAAGTGTGGCCTGCAGATCTTTAAAGCCTTGTGTCGCGCCGTCTTTACCCACCAAGCTATCTACCCACTTCTGGATTGGATCCACAAGCTCGTCGAGGACCGGCTGCATCTTCATCAGCAACCCTTTAAGTGTCTCCATGACACTTTGATATCTTTGGGTTTCTTCGCGCGCGGCTAAAAGTTCGTCGGCACTTTTGGCATAGTCCCCTCCCAATTCGCTTATGTCACCACGCATTACAACAGCCAATTCGCTAACATCTTTAAGACCAAGCGTTGACATATAAAATCTCTTCTGATAATATGACATATTCTCAAATTCTAAGCCGCCATCTCTAAGCGCGTTTCTAATCATTTTGAAACGTTCGACGGGATCAGTTTCTGTCATCATATCCATTGCATTGACAAAGTTTCCTCCGAGCGCTGCATTTAGTTTACCTGACATTTTGGCTGCGTCCTCGAATGTGTCAAATTTGTTTGTTAGGTCGAGAATTTTTCTCATCTCCATACCGGTAATCTTTTGAACGGCTGCTAGTCTTTTAAACGTATCAACTCCATCATCAAATACCGCCATCGATCCGGCCATTTGACCAAATTGCTCCATATATGCGCCGACATGCTGTCCGATAGATTCGGCATGCTTTTTCAACTCTAACATGGTATCACCAACCTTTCCGGTAGAGACACCAAGAGAAGTCTGAAGAATTTCCATTGATTTCGCAGTGGTCCCTGCGGAAATTCCCCATTTCTCCAAGACTGCCACGGTGGCAGCCATTCTTTTCCTCTGCTCTGGCAATGCAAGACTAAATATGGTTGTGCTCTGATAAAGTGTGCCATAGGCCTTGCTTACCTCTTTGGTGCCAATGTTAAGTTCTGCCAAATCGCCGCTTACTTGAATGATCTCTTTTCCAAACTCCATCGTGGCGCCCGTTGATAATCGAAATGCTGCGGCTGTGTCTCTGGCGTCGATAGCCGACTTAATCATCCACGCGGCAATTGCTAGCAGGCCCCCAATTATCGCCCCTCCTATGGCTAGAGGTAGTAGTGCGAGGCTGATGGCAATGACGATGCCCAGGACAATGGCGCCGGCGGGGCCGGCCGCGATCAGGGCCTTTGTGAACTTCATGCCGCCTTGTGCCATCGCGCCCGAGAAGCTCGCCAAGTTGGACATCATCCCGACACTCTTCGATATTGTGCGGCCGACTGCTGTGTGTTTTAGGCCTATGTTGGCAACTTTGCCGGCAATATCTGTGTTTGTCTTGAGCATCTGCCTGCCGTAGGCGTACGCGTTCTTGTTGCCCTTTTCATTCGCTTTTTGATTTTTTCTTACTCTTTTTGCGCTGGCTTGCCTCTTTTGTTCTGCCTTGAGTTCTTGACGATTTTCTTCTAATTTTTCTTTGTTGTATGTGGCGATCGCGCTGGCCTGCTGGTTAAGAAGATCTACTTTGGCTCTTTCTAACTCGACTTGAGCTTCATTGAGGAGTGCGGCTTTTTCTGCATCTTGAAACAGCCCTTTCTTCGCGAAGTGCATTTTATCATAATATTCATACTCTTCTTTGGCCAACTCCACGCGATCCGCTGCGGCCTTGATGCCCACTTCTTCTTGTTCTTTGGTGCGTCCCCTTCCGCCGCCGCTATGTGATTCATCGCCGTGCATGGAGGTGCCACCACTTTGAGCAGCAATGCCCTCAAGAATTTTTTTAATATCATTTAATGTTGCGTCGGCCACAGTGGTAGAACCTCTCTAAACTTAAATAGTTTGCACAAAGAAAAGCAAAGCTACTTGGCTTTGCTATATCTGCCGTTCATCTGCGGAGGGAGGGAGGGCTGGTTGTCTGCGCTTAGTGTGTGCGTCTTCTGTGCACCGCTGCTAGCCCTCTCGACTGCTTCATTTTCCATCTCAATCTGTTGAACAAGCCTGCCAACGAACCAATTTCTCAAACCCACAGGCAAATTGTATGCTTCTGAAAATGACCATCCGCCGCTATATTTTAGAAAGAAAAAGTGCTCATACACATTTTCCATATAATCATCTGTCAGGCCAAAAAAACTCCGCACTCAGCGGCACCTCCATCGTCTGTGCGTAATCACACTCGGCGCATTCGAAGTGTTGGGATAGATCGATATTTGGAGTAACAGCTTGATATGCCGTCCTTAAGTGTCTTGAATCTTTAGAAGGAATATTTTCGATTAAATAGTTGATAACCTTAGCAGACGAATCCTCATTAACTGATACGATCATTGCCTTCAGTTGTCTTGTTACAATTTTATCAGAAGCCTTCCGCTTGCGATCATTTTCGATTCCATCAGAAAGAATTTTTTCATCATAACCGTTCATTAGCTTAAAACAAACGTCAATTCCAGTTTGGGGCAGCTTAGTCGTAAATGTTCCGTCATCGTTTGAGACGATATCCAGATCTCTGTGATCGTCTCCATGGTAGATGTCGGCCTCGTTCAAATCAAACGTATAGTCTTGAGATTCTGAACATTCCGGGCATGTGACGGTTGTCGTATATTCGTTGCCGTATCCGGACACCCTAACCGAAACAATAATTGCATTTCGATCTCCAACAAGCAGCGATGAAGAATTAATTCTCTTGTCGATTATAACATTTTGGATAACCCGCTCCAAGGCAATGCCCTTCTTGAGAAGGGTTCTGGAAGTGAGTATATCTTCTTCTTTCGCGGTCATTTGCTTGACCTCTATACTGTCGACTCCGTGAAGAGGGTGCTCTTTGGGGTATAGTTTCCCCCCAGAAGGCAACTCCACAAATTCAGTTGGAATAACAAAAGAAAATGGAATATCTTTTTCAGCATTGTTGGCCAGATGCTGTGCTGGCGGTGTCGTATTTTCGGGCTTTTTCCTTTCCATGGGACCCGTACGACCTCTATTTCTTGACAATTTACACCTCTCTTATGTATTATACATAATTAGTCAATTTATTTAAAGTTGTTTTTTTAATCATCGAATGAGGCGCCAGTAGACGTGATCACGAAGTCAATGGCGATATATTCGATGGCGCGAGCAGGTTTGATCATAATTTTCGCATATAAAATATTCTGGTCAATTAGATCTGGTGTGGTAGTTGTTTCATCAAGAACAAGCCTATAGTCGGTAATTCCAAACTCAGTTTTAACATTCGCCAAGAACGGCTCAACTAAGCCTTTAAATCTATCCCAGGTTGCTTGAACATTTTGCTCAAACAATATTTTCGAGGATATAACAGAAATTTGCTTCTTCATGTGGATTACTAGTCGGCGTACATTGATCCTATCAAGTGCAGAGCGACGTGCTTGAAGGGTTTTCTGTCCAAATAGAACAATTCCATTATCAACGAAATGTGCAATTGGGTTAATTCGCCCCTTATAGAGCGTATCGCGCTCCTTTGAAGAAAGACGCTCTGTAATGCCAGTGATTGGAATTCCCGCGGCGCCATCGCTTAGGCTTCCGCGATTAAATCCAGCTGCAGCAAACCAAACCTGTGTTTTGCGCTCCGAGCTACCAAGAACACCAAGCATGGCGACCGTTGGGGGAATCCAAAGCATTTTTCCAGATTCCTCATCGCGAGTCTGAACCCAAGGATAGAAAGTGGCACCATACGAAGAGTCCACTCTTCTCGCCTTAAAATCATTAACTGCTTGGGTTGGCGTTGTCCCAATTCTCGCGGAGGTTGAAGACTTATAAATCTCATGGGTGGGTAGGTATACATCCGGCAAATCGATTAATGCCATTGAATCTCCGCGATCTTCGCAAACATTTATCATGTGTTCAGTCAAAGTGGTTTGTGTCAGTCCCGGGGCCATTAGCACATTCATGTCTACCACCTCGGGGTCGGCTATCGTATCGACAGCTCTGCGCCAAGTATTGTACGCATAACTGGTGTCTTCGGTCGGGGAGGCGCCGCGCCATTGCTCATTATAAAGGGGATCGGGCTTCTGAATATCCCATCCATCGAATCCGCCCCAGAATGGAAGCGTAAAACGATTAACCCCGTTGGTCAATATCGATGTATAGCTGCTTGTGGTGGCGGATGCGTTTTTCGCTCTAGAGCCAGAATTATGGAAATAACCATTAGGCCCGTGGACAATGTTATCTAGCGAGAAAATATATGACCACCCCTTGACACCAGAAGTCGCATCAACGTCTGCTACGGCACCACTTGTGCCGGCAGTTGGATCTGCGGAAAAATCGGCGTAAAGAAGACGATGAAAATCAGTCACAGACGCGTCGGGAATTGTTGAAGTTTGCGTTCGAGTGGTAGAAAGTCCCCAGTAAGCATCTTTTGTGTTCGACAACCCACCATCGCTGGCTGATACGCGCAATCTATCTTTCGGGAAGTGGATGGATGCGGTTGCGGCCGCTATGCCAATTCCTCTCTGAGTTCCTTCACCTAATCCGACATCCGCATGCAGACACCTAATACCGACAAAAAATTGAGCATTAAGTAGGCCGGCATGGGTGGCTGTGGGTGGCTTGCCCTCAAAAGCTATGAGATCGTAGTCGGCAGTACCCCCATACCGAGAAATGCCGGCGGCAAGCATGCTAGCACTTCCATTGAGAAGGTGGCCGCTAAGATCGGTAGTCACCGATGCCGTTAGCACCGGTTCAAGGCCCGGGGGCCCGAAATACCCAAATGGCAGATAAAGCGGATCTGTGGCTGCGGAATCAACTTCTGAATTGACTTCGACATATACATATCTGGATAAATTCGGGTATTCTCCATAATCCTTTAATCTTTTCTCACTGGCGCTCCAGCTTGTATATTTATCACCAATTTTACGTGCGATATAGTTTGGACTAGTGGGATCAAGGTTGCAACTGTCAAATCTTTCTAAAATTTCTACTTTGTTGTCTGTGTCATTTATATTTCGCAGAACAACCGAGAAGCTTCCATATTCTGTTACGGTCGAGTTAGATTGACGAATTTTCTCAATTGAAACTTTTACATTCTTATGTAACCATTCGCCATGGCCGCGGCCTTTAAGCCTAAAGAGTCTTTGTTGATCCTTTGCGTCATATGCGGTCGGATTGCCGCTCAGATCCTGTGCTATAAGCCAACCAGCGACGGCCTCGCGAGAAGCCTGTGTCTTCATATTCTGCGGGCCCGTGGCGACGGATCCGCTCTTGGCGATGCCCAAAATAACTCCCTGCAGGGTGGTTGAATCCTGGAGGCTGAGGTCTCTCAGTTCTTGTTCAAAAGTCTCGCCAAGCCAAACATCTTCGGTTGCGGAAGCTGGGAAGAATGAAGCCGCAGTTGACAATAATTGGGGGTTGGTGTTAACGCGCTTGCGAATAAATTTGTCACTATCGTCGTCGAAATTAAATTTGATTATTCTGCTTCCCTTGTTGGAACCCGTGAGAGCAAGATTGAATAAACCGTTGGAGTCCATTCCGATTACAACGCCGGCGGCATTTATCGTGTCATTTACTAAGCTTCCGGTTCGGGTGCCATTATCGATAGTTCTGGCGGATCCTCGAAGCTGCATAGAGCCACTATTCATATAAAAAATGGCTGCTAAATGGAGGGCAGTTGTAACATGGGAGTCGCCGGTTAGGGCAGCAGTTGAACCGCTAGCACAGACAAACAGGCCATAGGCTCCGCCCATGGTGGTGGGATTGGTGCTCGGGTTGTTTGTGGTTTTCCAGCCCGCGGCGGCGTCACCACCAGCAGCAGAGCCGACGCTTGTTTGTTGGCCAAGGAGGCGAACATACGTGAGTGGTGCGACACCCGATTTTAAAAATGCGTTAGCAGCATAAGTGCCGTACATTGGCGATGAAAAGTTTCCTTTTCGGTAAACATCATCGTTGGCGCCACCGGGAACTGTATTCCCGAACATATCAATAAATTCAGAATATGAATTAACTTTTACCGGCTGCATTGCAAGACCGCGCGTAGCGCGGCCGATGACAAGGGGTCCGATATTCTCAACGGAGTTGGGTATTCCAGAGTTATCAATTTCATTAATAAAAACACCCGGTGATATAAACTTAAAGTTTTTTACTGACATGTGGTTTATTTCCTTAGTTCATTTAAATTGTGTTTATTATCATACATTAAAAAATGAGTCTCCGCCGGCGTTTACGGCCGAGGAAGCATTTGTAGTTTCTACTCTCGCCCAATCGTACTTAATCGTGAGAGACATTTCACTTAAATCATCGGCGCCATATTCTAGATCACCGTATTTCACTTCAGTAAGGAAGGCATTCCAAAGGGTCCAAGTTTCAAGTGGATTGCCATTTGAATCTAATTGTGCAATTACCACTGAGCCCAGGGCGCCGGCGGCTTTTGCTTTTGAAATTGTTCCCATACTCTCGTTAGTAGCATCAGTAGGCGGAGAATAGCCAGACTGTTGGACAAGATCTGAAAGGGTTGCTGCCATATCGGGCTCTACCGGATCCACAAGTGTTAAAGTAATATCCTGCCAGGTTACGGAACCCGGATAATGAAACGTGTGGTTTAAGTATTTGTGCTCTGACGAGGCAATTTGAAAAGATGGTTTCGTGACTGTCTTGGCGTACCACATCACAGCACCCCCTTGAGCAGCCTGAATACCGGTAAACGATACCGTAAACCTAAACTTTCTTTTGGGATCCTTGTGGATTGTAGTTGGATCGCTGAAATCTGTTGACCAAAATGGCATTTTTAGTTTTCTCCTTTATCTAGATTAATTAGTCAATTCAAAATTATTAGTCATCAAATGATGCGCCAGTTGATGTAATAACAAAGTCGATAGCAATATATTCTATTGCTCTTGCCGGCTTAACCATAATCTTGGCATATAAAATGTTTTGATCTATTAAGTCGGGCGTTGTAGTGGTCTCATCTAAAATTAACTTGTAATCTGTGATACCAAATTTTGTCTTGACGTTTGCCAAGAATGGTTCAACGAGGCCTCTGAATCGGTCCCACGTTGCTTGAACGTTTTGTTCAAAAAGAATCTGCGCAGATATGATGGAAATTTGCTTCTTAAGATAAATTACCAGCCTGCGAACATTGATTCTATCAAGAGCGGATCTTCTTTCTTGCAGAGTTTTCTGCCCAAAGACTACAATACCTGTATTCGGGAAGGAGGCTATTGGGTTAATTCTTGCTTCGTAGAGCAAATCACGATCCTTAGAGGTGAGGCGCTCGGTAACACTGGTAATTGGAATTCCGGCAGCGCCTTCGGTCAAGCCGCCGCGATTGAAGCCGGCCGGTGCAAACCAAACTGCGGTCTTGGCTTCAGAGCTTCCGAGAACACCCATCATGGCCACGGTGGGTGGAATCCAGAGCATTCTCCCGGTGGCCGCGTCACGAGTCTGAACCCACGGATAGAAGGTGGCACCATAGGAGGAATCAACTCGTCGGTCCTTCAAATCATTGACGACCGTTGTCGGCGTCGTGCCGCGGCGTGAGGACTTATCGGAATAATACTTCTCATGAGGCGGAATATAAACGCTGGGAAGATCAATAAGTGCCAAGCTATCACCCCTGCTTTCACATACATTTATCATATGCTGTGTTAAGCTATTGTTTGTGAGCCCCGGTGCAGTCAGCAAATTCATATCCACCGATTCGGGATCGGATACTGTATCTACTGCTCTTCGCCATGTATTATATGCATAGCTTGTGTCTTCTGTTACTGCGGCACCCATTCCTAAGTTATATAGAGGATCGGGCTTCTGAATATCCCAGCCATCAAAGCCGCCCCAGAATGGCGCAGTAAAGCGGTTAATCTCGTTATTCAATATTGATATGTAGCTGCTCGATGTGGCGGAGCCGGCTGCAATGCCGGTCGTTGTCTCGTCTTGGTTAGCACGAGAGCCGGACTGATAATAATAGCCATTACCCCCGTGAACCACATCATCCAACGAGAACACATAAGACCAGGCATCTACGCCGTCGATGCCGTTGAGCGCAGCAATTTGACCATTAGTTCCAGCAGTCGGGTCATCACCAAAACCGGCATATAGAAGCCTGTTGGACGCTGCTACGCTGCTATCGTGGCGCGTTGAACCGCTTGTGCGCGTTGTCGAGAAACCCCAATAAGCAGCCTTTGTGTCCGATAAGCCACCGTCACTTGCAGATAGGCGTGTTCTGTTGACGGGGAAAATAAGTGACGCGGTTACCCCCTGGGCTGTCAACCACCCGCCCAGGTTGATGCCCAGAGAGTCAGCGGCGATATCCGTTACAACGCCAGCCATCGAAATCGGGAAAGGAGCATTGTTAATATTGGCCGTCATGCCGTCGCCGGCTGCGCCCGCTACGAAGCATCCAGAAACGGCCGTACAACTTGGATTAATACCTTGAGCATTAATTACAAACCCGCTGCCGCCCTGCAAAGTCGCACCATAATCGGTATATAGCTTGGCGCCATTACCGTCAGACCCTGTAATATTGGTGAACTTCGGAGGTCCGAAGTAACCGAATGGTAGATATAGGGGATCTGTGGCCGCAGCATCGACTTCAGGGTTTGTTTGTACATATACAAATCTGGAGTTGTTCGCATATTCTCCATACGTCTTTAATCTTCTGGCCGCGGAGTCCCAACTAGTATATTGATCGCCGATCTTGCGCGCGACATAATTTGGGCTAGTGGGATCGAGGGTACAATTATCATATCT